CCAAGACCCCCACCCGCAACGGCAAGCCCCCCGCGGAGACCACCCAGGCCCAAGCCCTCGCCGCCGCCGGATCCTTCTACACCTACGCCGCCCGCCTCCAAGCCGTCGACTCCGACCCGTTCGCCGCCGTCAATCGGCCCTACGTGGACCCCGACTACTCGCCGACCGAAGGCATGACCGAGGAGGAGACGACCCGGCTCATCCAGACCGCGCGCGACTGGGCGCCCCGCTCCTACGCCCTCGTCATGCTCCTCTACCTCACCGGCGCCCGCGTCGACGAACTCCTCTCCCTCGACGCCAACCAGCTCGGCTACGACCGAGGGCACCGAACCCTGCCCCTCACACAGAAGGGCGGCAAGAAGCGGCCCGCACCCGTGCCTCCGCTCGCCCTCGATGCACTCCTCGCCTACCTCGGCGACCGCACCGACGGCCCGTTGTTCGTCACCGACACCGGACGCCTGCGCCGCTGGACCCAGCCCGAAGTGTGGAAGCACCTCCGCGTCCTCGCCCGCCGCGCCGGAATCCCGCAAGCCGCGAGCATCAAGCCCCACACGCTGAGGCACCAGTTCATCACCGACAACCTCGCCATCGGCGTCCCCCTCCAGGACGTCCAGGACGCCGTGTCGCACTCCGACCCGCGCACCACCCAGCGGTACAACCGGCGCCGCCGCCAACTCGACAACCACCCCGCCTACGCCCTCGCCGCCAAGCTCGGCGAGAGGCTCCAGCAGGAGGATCAGACGTGACCGTCTACATCACCGACAAGGGCGACTGCTATCACAGCCGCCCGGACTGCGGAGCGATCACCGGGGCGCAGCGCACCGCCGTCACCATGGGTTGGAGGGCCTACCCCGTCGAAGAGGTGCCCCTGGCGGAGGCGGTGCAGCGAGGCAAGGCCGAGCCCTGCCAGCAATGCCGCTAGCCCCCATGCCACACTGGCCGTGCGCCCGCCCTTCCCCCGTGGGGCGGGCGCTGTGCTGTCAGCGACGCCAGGGCCGGTCCGGTTCGTTGGCGCTCGCGGGCCGCGCCTTACCTCCGAGGACTCCTCGCTTCCAGACGCCCCAGGCTGCCCATCCGAGGAGGGCGCCGATGGCGATGTCGAAGATGCCGCCCCCGTTGCGTCCGCTGAGGCCAGTCATAAGGCCGCCGAGACTCAGGCATCCGAGCAGGATGGCTAGCAATGCCCACACGATCTTCATGTCGCCCCCCAAGGCGTTCACAGTGAGGGCGACAACGTAGAGCCCGCGCACGCCTGCTGTCTCCCTACCCGTCGAGAATCCCCAGCGCGGTGTCCGGTCGGCAGTGCGGACATGGCGGCACCTGCTGGCGTAGCGCCTCGATCGCCTGCTCGCGGCTGATCCCGCGTACACGGCCGCTCTTCCGTGCCATCCAGCAGTCCCCGGTGTGCACCCAGTCCACGTTCTTGCGGTTCAGCCCGTGCTGGATGAGCCACTCGGGCGCGGGCGGACGGGCCTGCTCGCCGTGCTGCCGCTCCTGCTCACGGCGCTCCGCCTCTGCGATCTCCGTCCGCACGCGGTCCAGGGTGTAGGCGAGCCAGGTCTCCAGGGTGCGCAGGCGGACCAGGTCGGGCGGCAGATCGTGCATGCCCTCAGCTTGCCTCGAAATTCGAACACGTGCTCTAGTCGGGGTATGGGCAGAACCAAGGTCCCGTACCTCACCGACATCCAGGAGCGCATCCTCCGCTGCATTCGCGAGCACATCGCCGACCACGGCGAGGCGCCGAGCGTCCGGGAGATCGGCGCCGCGGTCGGCCTGCGTAGCCGAGCATCCGTCCACTACCAGCTCGTCGAACTCGAAGCGAAGCGCGCGATCGTCCGCGAGCCCGGCCGCTACCGCGGGATCCGGCTCGCATGACCAGCCCCGGCCGCTACCACCTCCTGCTCACCACGCGCGGCCGGCCGGTACAGCACGGCTGGTGGGGTAGCGAGGAAGTCGCCCGCCGGAAGTTCATCGGCTGGATCGGCGAGTACGGCAGCATGCCCGGCGCCCGGGTCACCCTCACCGACGAGGAGACCGGCGAGCAGCTCGCCGACTGGCCCGGCGAGGGCCCCGGCGTTGTCAGTGGCGGGTCGTAAGCTGATCCCATCCATCAGCCCATGCTCTGGCGCTGATCCAGCCCCGGCGTGATGCACCGGGGCTGGCTGCTGCAGGGGAGGACCCGTGGACGACCTGGTGCAGTTCCTGCGCGACCGGCTGGACGAGGACGAGAAGGTGGTGCGAGACAAGCTCTGCGTCAGCTGCGGGAACCCGATCGTGCCGCTCCGGAGCGCCCTAGGGATCACCAGGTATTCGCACGGGGGTGGCCGTGCCAACGAACACGGCGAGTGGGAGCGGAATTGGGAAGGCCGCCGCTGTCCGGGGTCGATCACAGGCGCGGAGGCCGTCCAAAATCCGGCGCGTGTCCGGCGCGACATCGACGCGAAGCGGCACGTCGTCCGCGAGTGCGCCGAGCTGCTGGACGAGGATGCTCCGGGTGTCCGTACCTCGGCCGAACGGATGCTCCGTGCGCTCGCTGCCGTGTACCGCGACCACCCGGACTACCGCGAGCACTGGCGGCCCTAGCCTTCCGGGTGCCGGACGGCCTTCTTCACGGCCATCTCCACCGCGTACCGGCTGGCGCCCTCGGCTTCGGCGTGCTCGGTGACCGCGGCCTGGAAGACGGCGGCGGCCTCGATCCAGGCCTGCCGGGCCGCGGCGGGGTCGACGTCCGGGGCGAACAGCCGGGCGTGCGCGTCGACGGCTGCCTGCTCCAGGTTCACGAGATCTTCGAAGATGTGTGCCACCCGAGGATCCTAAGCCGCGGTCGTCACGTCCCCGCGCAGGGCAGCTGCGTACTCCTCAACGAGCGCCTCGTACCGCCTCCGCTCCTCGTCCGACAGGCGCTTATCCCGGTGCGTCCAGAGCGCGCGGATGTCCGCCTGCACGACCGCAGCCGGCCGCGGCGGGCCCGAGGGCGGGGGAGTGGTGGGCATGGGGTCGATCGTAGGCGCCCGGTCTGACAGTGGCCTAGGAGTTCGGCGTCTGTGGCTGGTCGGTGACGAACGACCCCATCCCGACCTCCGTGTAGATCAGCCCGTCTTCCCGCAGCTGCCGTAGCACCTTCTGCGCGGTGACGTTGGCGATGCCGAACTCGCCCATCAGCTTGACGGTCGACGGCACCCTCGATCGGGGCGGGTACTCGCCGGCCCGGATCCGCTCCACGATCACCTCGTGGACCTGCCTCCACCTGGGGCGATCTTCCGCGAATTCCATGCGCCGACGGTAGGCAGCCATGATCAGCTCTGGCGATCGGTAGTACGCCATGGCGTGCTATGTCATGCTCGTGAGCAGCAAGGACCCCCGCGACCGAGGGCACGGCCCGGGGGCATGGCCGACGGAGTGGAGCGTCGACATGGGCGAGAGTAGACCCACACCCCCAGCCGCGGACCCGCCCGGGCAGGCCGGACTCAGTCCTCTCCAGAAGGCGTGGGCCGCCTACCAGCGCCACACCACTGAGTGCGATGACTGCAGCACCGTCGGCGGCGTCCGATGTGAGGACGCCGGCCGGTTATGGCGGGCGCACCGGGATCTGTGCGACGTGGCCTATGCGGCGCTGGCGGCCGAGCGGGACCATACCTCGCACTGAATGCCCGTTCAGTCCGCATCTGCCGCGTAAGCCCTGGCCGGTGCGTCGCCGCCGGTATTTGTCAACGCGCTGAATGTGTGGAGACGGTGCAGGTAATTGAAGGGCACACCTTCCGTTTACGCCGCCATGCGTGTTGAATCGCAGGCAGTGAGCGAGCGCTCGCTAACCGAGTGCGCCGCTGGTCACAGCTACCCCTGAAGGAGGTCGGTCACGTGGCACCTGAGAGCGTGAGCGATCAGCAGCAGATCCGAAAACTGCGGATCCCGCACCGCGTTCTCGTAGCGCTGGATCGACCGTCGCTCCATGCCGGCGAGGTGCGCCAGCTGCTCCTGTGACAGCTCCTGCTGCCGCCGTAAGTCGGCGATGCGATGTCCGAGGGCGACACGGCGTTGCATGACCCAGTCGGGTCGGGGGTTGCGGCGGGCTGGCACCCGTCACACGGTTCGGCCTCAGTGATCTTGTGTCAGTACCCAAATGGTCGCCAGTTGATCGTGAACGTGACTCGCGCGACGGACGGGCCTGCCTGCCGCGTAGAGAGTTTGGAAGTCCGACTGACAGGGTCCTGCGGTCTGGCATATGCCGTAGGTGTGCGGGTAGTGTCGCGTCGCTCGAATAAGTGTTCGATGAAAGCTTCGGGGCTGCGGATACCTGAACGCCGCAACCTCGATGGGTCTATCGCGGACCGGTTACCCCACGGTCATGCGGTGGGCCTGGGTGGGTGCTCGCCACTTGTTGGCTGCGCCTACCCGAACGGGTGAACCCGCGGGTCTCGCAGACTCGAAGGGGCACCCGTAAAGAAGCCAGGCCCGGCTCCCTCATCGCCTCGAAGGGCGGTCCCAGGGGGGCCGGGCCTGGCGTATTGGTGCGTCGCCTTGCCGCTAAGTCTGCCACTGGGAAACAAGTGGGAAAAGATCATGCGTTCACCTGCCTACACATGAGTACAGATGCGCACTCGGCTGGAGAGATTTAGCAGGTCAGGGCGCAGGTGCTTCGTAGACGCCATGGTCATCAGGGTGAGCGTCGGACAGAGCCGGAGTTCCAGAAGAACTTCGACAATTGGCGTTCTGTCAGCCCCTGACCAGGAGGGCGATCAACCTGCAGGAGCCGACTGGGAAACGAACGGGAAAGAGCTACTTCCCATCCTTGCCCCGCTCCTGCAGGCGCTCCCAGCGCTCCTGCATCGTCTTCATGATGGCCTTCTCCATCGCCGCTGTCACGCTCGAATACGTGCCCTCGACGCCCGGCACCTCGTGCCCCATCCGGCGCTCGACAGCGAACCGCGAGTGCCCGTCCTCGTCGAGCCACGCCTTGTGCGCGTGCCGCAGCAGGTACATCCGCTTGCCCTTGAAGCTGGGCACCTCAGGGATCGCCGGCCGTGGCCTGCGTACCCCGGGCCCGCTGCGCTCCGGTGCGCCGTCGGCGATGGGGCGCCAGTAGGCGGTATCGAAGGCGACCGATCCCAGGCAGCCCCCGTTGATGGCGGTGAAGACCCAGGGCTTGTCGTGCGACGCCTGCAGCTTCTCCAGCATGTCGGCGAGGAAGGGCGGGATCACCAGCGTCCTCGAGCTGCCGTACTTGGGCGGGAAGTACTGCAGCGAGCCCTTGAGGTGCTGCACCTGGCGCTCGACCCGGATCGCCGGCATCTTGCCCTCGGCCGCCCCGTAGCGCTCGGCGTCCTCCTCGTAGCGCTCCTCCTCGTCCGGGTCCGTCTGCGGATCAGACGCCGGCCAGGAGGGATAGCAGTACTCGCGGGTGAGGCCGTACAGCTCGCCGGGCCGCATGCCGGTGGTGGCCATCGTCCACACGAAGACGTAGCCGGAGTAGCCGAACATGATCTCCGCGTTCTTGGCGAGCTGCTCGACCACCTCGGGCAGGACGTCGCGCTTGCGCTCGCGGGTCGCCTTCTTGAACTTGCCGCGGCGGCGCTTGCGTTCGACCGGTGAGCTCTTGATGAGTCGGGGGACGGCGTCATCGAGGATCATCCCGAGGACCATCATGGTGTTCTTGGCGGTGCCCTCGCCGACCTTGCCGTAGATGTGCTTGCGGAAGGCCCGGTAGGCGATGACGTCGATGTCCCCGACGGCGGTCCGCTTGAAGTAGGGGCGGATGTGGGCTTCGACCTTGGAGCGGTAGCCCTTCTCGGTGAGGGGGCCGTGGTCCATCGCGGCGAGCCACTCGTCGAGCCAGTCGGTCATCAGGGTGCGGCCGTCGCGGTTGGGGACGTGGGTGCCCTGTCGGATCTCCGACATCTTGTCGAGGCCGTAGTCGTAGGCCTCGTCCTCGTCGGTGAACCCGCCCTTGGACTCGAACCGCTTGCGGCCGTCGTCGTGGTAGTCGCCAGACCACCACTTCACACGGCAGGTGCCGCCCCGCCATTCGGTGTAGACGTCGCGTGCACGTCTGGCCATGTCGCCCCCTTGCTGCTGGTGGCGCGGCGGCTCGGCAGGTACCCCTCCTGCCTCGCCTCCGCGTCGTCATGATCTCAGCTCGCCTGACCCAGAGGACAGTGCGGGCAGTGACCACATTCACCACCGAGGTCCCTCACCAGCTCCCGCATGGAGGCCCGTACTTCGGGGCTCTCGCCGGCCTGGCTCGGAACCACACAGACGATCCCTTCGCCGGTACGGGCCACAGTCCCGCCAAACTTCGGCCCGTAATCGACTATGAGCGCGCCTCGTTGCTGCATGGCTCCCCCTTATGTCGCCTGGTAGGGAAGCCTCGAAGGGCGTGACACGACTCTGCCACGTTTTGTTGCTGATGGGACTGGCTGGAACCAAGTGATATACGGAAAGTAAGTAACGGATCGGCAAAGAGAAAATGGTTGTACGCCAATCGGCTGAACTTGGGCTAGATAAGCCCGCGTTCGCGCAAGTCGCGCACCACCCGCTCGCTGATCTCCCGGATCTCCTCGGCTGTCGTCCCCTTCGTTGTGGCGATCAGCGCCAACTGCACGACACCCCGGGCCTCCTCGTCGATGATCTCCTGAGGGATGGGCGACTTCTGGACACTGGCGGCGTCGGCGTCCGCCATGTCCGCGACCGATACGGGATCGCCGCCCTCGAGCACCTTGAGGGAGCTGCCGGGGGCCCACTGCAGCAGGCCGTCGATCTTTACGTAGTTGGTTTCACGGATCTCGAGACCCTTCTCGACGCGTTGCCAGGTGCGGTTGGAGAGGCCGCCTGCCTTGGCGTTCTTGTCGTTCAGGGCAAGGCCGAGCTCGGCTCGGCGGCGCCTGGCGATGTGCGCTAGGCGCTCATAGTCGCGCTCCTGCGTGGGTGGCATGGGGTCATCTTGGCAGGACTGGCGGGGACCAGCCAGGACTGGGGGGCACTTCGGCCCAATCTCGACGTCACGTTTATGCAGGTCACCAGGCATGTGTCGGCATGAGTGGGCACTAGCTGCATCCGGATGCGCACAGATGCCTAGACATGGTGGGCATCTATGGGTAAGTTCTTCGCATGGCACAGCCCGAAACCACGTACCTAGTGGACGGGACGGCTATATGCACCAAGCGCATGCAAGCGGGGATGGAAGTCAACCAGCTCGCGGAAGCGGCGGGCATCACGCCCAGCTACCTGCGAAAGCTCGAACGCGGCGACCGCACCCGCATGAGACCTGGCAAGTACCAGGACCTCAGAGCCGCCCTGAACGCGAACGAAGACGAACTTCTTGTCCCCCACGACGATCCGCCAGAAAGGAAGTGACGTGTCTACCAAGCAGTCCCCGCGCACCCCCACCAAGCCGGAGGACCTCAACGCCCCGTTCTTCAGCATCTTGGAGGCGGCGTGGCTCCTGAAGTGCAGCTACGACACGGTGCTGCGCGCCATCCGGAGCGGCCGGCTCGGCGCCAGCCAGGACGTGCAGGGCGGCGCAATCCGCATCAGCCGCGAGGACCTGGACGCCTACTACGCCGACACCCGCATCGGCCCGCCGATCCGCCGCAGCGCCCGCCGCAGGCCGGCCCGCGCCGCCGCCTGACGCGGCAGCAAAGAGGCCGCCCCGGACGCGCATCCGAGACGGCCAGACCCACCCACACCATCCGTGAACAGAAGGGCAGATCGTGCCTACATCATCGCACCCCACCTCCCCGCTGATCGAGCCGCTCGGCTCGGACGTCACCGAGATCCACATCATGCCGGGGTTCGGTAACCGGCTGCAGGTCGTGTTCCACGGCACGCAGGGCATGCCGGAGGCCATGCCCGGCGCGGTCGCCTCGGTGACCGTGTACGGCGACGGCCGCATCTCCTACGAGCCCATCGAGGAGGCGACCGCATGAGCTACTTCAACGTCACCTTCTTCCTCGAGGCGAACGCCGACGCCCGCGGTGCGGGAGAGCCTCACCCGACGCTCTACATCCAGCCGGACGGCGGCCACACGGGATCGATCGGGCTGCAGATGAAGTCCTCGCTTTCCCCCGACGAGAAGGTGAGGATCGCGGAGTCCATCCTCTCGGGCGTCCAACGGTGGCGCGACCAGCTCATTGCCGACGCGGAGCGCCGTCGTACCGCGGAGGACGAACTCGCCGCAGCTCGCGAGGAGATCGCACGACTCAAGGCCGAGCGGGACGGCGGTGAGGCGCTGTGACTACCGACCTGTCCCGTCTGGACTTGCCGCTGCCCGAGGTGCAGGCCGAGGCCGAGCGCTTGTGGGCCGAGCGTGACCGCCGTATCGCCGCGCTTCGTTTCCGTCAGGCCGCGGGCCGGACGACGGACCCGAAGGAGCAGCTGGTGTACCGGCTCGACGCGAAGCTGATCCGCCACCCCGAGCTGCTGGCCACGGACAAGGACTACCCCGGGTTCGCCGAGTGGGTCGCCGCCCGCGAAGCCGACAACCGCCGCGCCAGGGAGGCGAAGTGAGCACCCACACCCTGACCCGCGAGGAGCGCACGGCCCGGCTAGCCGACCTGCGTGCCCGTGAGGCCGCCCGGAAGGTCGTCATCCGAGGCGTCCCCCTGATGGATCTCCCGCTGGAGCGGCGCGTCGAGTTCGCCATCTTCGACCCGGGCTCCATCACCCCGCGCGGTGACGACTACCAGGAGCCGCTGTACCGGTGGCAGGCCCGCGCGGTCACGGCCGTCCTCGACCCGGAGCCGGTTCGGTGAGCGCCATCACGTGGCCGCCGACGGCACCGACCGCCGACGACATAGCCGACCTGCACCACGGTCTCGCGCACGTCTTCGGTGACGACCCCGCCCTGTGGGACGCCGAGATCCGCGAACTCCTGGAACTCGCCCGCGTCACCCGCGAGGTCGCCACGTGACCGCCCCGGTGCCGACGTCCCGCACGTCGCCGATGGCCGGCCTCGTCAACGCCATGGCGCGGCTCTACATCCGCCGCGCACGTCCCGTCATCGCCGAGCTGGAGGCCGCGGTCGTCGCCGCCACCGAACGCCCCTACGCCGACCGCACCCGCGCCAGCTACGAGGCCAGCCTCGCCGCCGGCTACATCGACCTCACGTTCCTGGAGACATCGTGACCACCGCACCCGAGACCTTCCTCGGCGTCGCCGTACCCGAGCAGCTGAAAAGCCAGTGGCGCACCTGGGAAGCCGCGGCCTGGCGCCAGCAGCAGTACCGCAACACCAACCGCATGTACCCGCCGGATGAGCGGTTCAACGTCAGCCCCCCAAACGGCATGTGCGAGACCCACCGTCAGATGTGGCTGGACTACCGCAACATGCACTTCGATCCGCGCACGGGCAACCGCTGGCCCGGCAACCCGGGCTCCCCGTTCACCATCGTCGGCCACGACCTCGGGCAGGTGCTAGACGAGCGCCGCGTCGAATGGGACGAGAAGGCGTCCGACCAGATGCGGCAGATCGAACGCATCTGCCTGGCGGGCGGTTCCCCTCAGTGCACGCCCCGCGAGGAGACGGCCAAGGTGCGCATTCTGCCGACGGCACGCGCCGCCTGGCCCGTTGAGATCCTGCAACTCCCGCAGGAGGCGTCGTGACCTACATCGGTATCGCCCTCTGCGCCGGCACCCCGTTCCTGCTGCTCTTCGCCGAGCCTGTCATCGCCTGGCTGGACCGAAGGGGGCAGCAGTGAGCATCGCCATACCCTCCCGGGCCGCCGGCCGCCACAGTCGCGCCAACGCGGACGTGCGCGCCCGCCGCGCCGAGGCCGACAACGCCGTACTGATCGCCGTCGTCGAGGATCTGGAGCGGGCCGCGCACGCCGCGCTGATCCGCGGCTGCCAGGACGCCATGCTCATCGCCCAACAGCGCGACCAGCTCGCCGGGATGGCCGCCCACTGCCGGGAGCTGACGCACAAGACGATCCGCGCCCAGGCCGAACAGAAGCGGCTGCGGCAGGCCGTCATCAACGCCCGGCCGCGGATCCGCGAGGTACCCACCGACCTGGTCCGGCCGTACTCGCCAGTCGTCGTCCTGCCCTACGTGTCCCCGGTCGACAGCCCGGCCGCCTGAACTCGCCGGCCCGGCGGTGACCCGCCCCGCCAGGCCGGCGCCGCAACGCAAGAAGCCCCGAGCGCGGCAGACGCCCGGGGTTCCACCACCAGCATCCCACGGAGAAGAGATGCCCCAGATCAGCTTTCCCCTCGACCAGGCGCACCAGGCACTCGACGAGTTCCTGAACGGCATGGACGCCGTCGACAGCCACGGCAACCGGTACAGCCGCAACATCTACGACGGCAAGGACAACCGCCTCGCGGTCATCCTCAGCGACAAGGAGTACCGCGACCTGTTGAACGGCTACCACGCCTGGCAGGACTCGCAGGAACCGGTGGACTCCCCGGACCTGCCGCCTGGCTACCGGCCGTACATCCACTCCCCGAACGGCACCGAGAACAGGCTCCTCCCGCACGAGCCGCTCCACGCCCCGCTGGCCCACGCCATCTACGCCAAGGAGTTCGACGAGCTTGAGCAGCGTGAGCAGGACCGCGTCATCGGCGTCGCCATCGCCTGCCTGCTGCGCACCACGCTCGACCCGGACACGCAGGGCGCCGTCCCGATCCTGATGTTCAGCCACGACGTCGACGACCCGGAGAACCGCCAGTACTGGCAGCTCGCCTACAAGACCGACGTCAACGGCCTGTTCCTCCGCGGCACCGGCAACGGCTTCTTCGGCGAGGAATGGGCGATCGTCACCGGCTCCGGCTGGCGCCTCGCCTCCGGCTGGCTGGTGAAGGACGACGCCGCCCGGGCGGCTGCAGCAGTCGCCCGCGTGCTGCCGTACATCGACTGGATGTCCGCGGACGCCTCCAACTTCACGGAGAAGTCGAAGGCGGCGTTGAAGGCGACGATCCGCCGCTACCACTTCGCCGGCCTGCGCGAGGACAAGCCCGAGCCCGAGCCGCTCACGGCCGAGACCGCCAACGCCTGACCCACAGCCACACACCCGCCGACGGAGCGTCCATCCCCCTCGCGCTCCGCGGCACCCAGGGCCCGCCGTTCGCGGCACCCCCTCCGCAACGGCGGGCCCTCCAATCCGTGCACCCGAAAGCAGGTCTCATGAGCATCACCGACCACCCGTATCCCGCGCCCGACGGGATCCTGCTCGGCCACCTCACCCCGGGTACGGCCGCCTGGGAGGAGGCCCGCGCCGGTCTCTCCATCACCGCCACCGAGATCGCCGCCGTCGTTGGCCTGTCGCCGTGGCAGTCCCGGTTCTCCCTGTGGCACAAGAAGGCCGGCCTGCCGACCCCGCCGTTCGAGATGACCTCGGCGATCGAGTGGGGGACCCGGCTCGAGGACGCGGTCGCCCAGAAGTGGGAGGACGAACACCCCAGCCAGCTGGCTGCCCCGGCCGGCACGTGGCGGCACCGCGACCGCGAGTGGCAGCGAGCCACCCCCGACCGGCTCATCTACCCGCAGCCGGGCAGCGAGTTCGAGATCGCCGACCACGCGGACGCCCTGCTGGAGGTGAAGACCAGCCCGTTCGGTGACGAGTGGGGGCCGTCGGGCAGCGACACCATTCCGATCCACTACCGCTGCCAGGTCATGTGGCAGATGGACACCCTCGGTCTCCACCGCACCGAGTTCGCCGTCCTCATCTCCGGCCACGACTACCGCGAATACACCGTCGACTACGACGAGGACGAGGCCCGCATCCTCCGCGACGCGGCCGAACGCTTCCTCGACGACGTCCGGCGCGGTGTCCGCCCCGACATCGACGGCGACACCGCCACCTACCAGACGATCCGCGTCCAGCCGGACGGCCTCGAGGACCGCGACGTCGAGATCCCCTTCGGTCTCGTCTGCCGCTGGGACGACGCCTACGCCGCCCTCGCCAAGGCGTCCGCCGACCTCACCCAAGTCCGCGGCGAAGTCCTCGACCTCATCGGCAACGGCCGCCGCGCGGTCTGCGAAGGCCGCCGCATCGCCTACCGCACCGTCCGCGACGGCCACACCCACAGCCTCAACCCGTACTCCAGCAAGGACGCAGCGTGAACCAGATCAGCAACGCCATCGCCACCCGCGACAACGGACCCGAGGCCATCGTCCGCCAGCACAAGGACGACCTCACCCTCGTCCTCCCCTCCCACGTCAAGGGCGAGACGTGGATGCGCCTCGCCTACGGCGCCCTCCGCTCCAACAAGCAGCTCATGCAGGCCGCCACCCGGAACCCCGGCAGCCTCATGAACGCCCTGCAGGAGTGCGCCCGCCTCGGCCACGAGCCGGGTACCGAGGCTTACTACCTGGTCCCGTTCGGCAACGAGGTCCAGGGCATCGAGGGCTACCGCGGAGTCGTCGAACGCATCTACCGGGCCGGCGCCGTCAAGGCCGTCAAGGCCGAAGTGGTTTGCGCCAACGACCACTTCGACTACAGCCCCGACATGGACCGGCCCATCCACAAGCCCACCTACTTCGGCGACCGCGGGCCCATCGTCGGCGCCTACGCCTACGGCGTCTTCCACGACGGCTCCACCAGCAAGGTCGTCGTCATCGACCGCGCCTACATCGACAAGGTCCGCAAGGAGTCCAAGGGCAGCAACAGCCCCACCAGCCCATGGGTGAAGTGGGAAGAGTCCATGGTCCTCAAGACCGTCGCCAAGCGCCTGGAGCCGTGGGTCCCGTCCTCCACCGAGTGGCGCAAGGAGCAGCTCCGCGCCGCCGCGGAAGTCGCCGCCGAGCGCACCGACACCGGCCAGCAGCCGGCCGTCTACCGCGCGTCCGACTCGCGCGACGACTTCAACGACGACGAGCCCGTTGAGGGCGAACTCGTCGACTAGCCCGCACAGCGGAGGCCGCCCGCGGGCAGTGCGGGCGGCCCCATCACCCGACAAGGAAACCACGCCATGCCTGAGCTTCTCGTCCAGATCGGCGGCCAGACGCTGCCGCTCCGCTCCTGCCACTGGGTCCTCTTCGGCCCGAACGACTGCGCCTACGCCTCCGAGTACGGCGACGGCGCCAGCAACGCCGAGCAGGCCCACACCAACTTCACCCCGCGCCAGCGGGACCGGGACCGGCAGACCCGGCAGGGCTTCCGCATCGAACTCCTCAGCAAGGAGCAGTGGCGCGAGCAGGCGGGCCCGTGCTTCTACGGCACCTGCAACCACCGGCCGCTCCAGGCGCAGGCGGTGGCGTCATGACCCAGCTGCAGATCCCCATGCAGCCCGTGCAGGGCACCGTCTCGGCGGCGGCTGGCGAGGCCGCGAAGGAAGCCGGAACCGCCCGCGCCCGCAAGCACACCCCGCCCGACTGGGCCACCGCCGTCCAGAACGGCATAGCCCTCCTCGCCAAGCGCGGCGTCCCCTTCCAGGCCGCCGACCTGATCCGCGAAGGCCTCGTCGACGAGCCCGAGCACCCGGCCATGTGGGGGCCCCAGTTCGGGATCGCCGCCCGCGCCGGAGTCATCGAGCACGCCGGAGTCGTCCCGTCGACCCGGGCCACCGTGCACAGGAGCCTCTGCCGCCAGTGGATCGGGACGGCCGCCTACCGGCAGGCGGTCGCCTGATGCTCGACCAGCTCCAGCAACTGCCCGTCGGCGCGATCTTCCCCCTGATCTACGCCGCCCTGATCGGTGTCGGCCTCGGCCTCCTCTGCAGCGGGAGGCAGCGATGACCGGACCCGCCTGGGCCGCCCTCCTGGTCGGGCTCATCGTCTTCTGGCCCGCCACCTGCGAACTCACCCGCCTTGGCCGCCGGGTCCGTGCACGACGCGACATCCGCCGCCTCGAACATCCCGCCGACCACCCCCGCTACAGCCACACCCCGGCCAGGAAGGAGACGCCGCAGTCATGACCACCGATCACATCGCCCACTACGCCTGCTACCGGCGCGGATGCCGCCGCGACGAATGCCGCACCGCCGACCGCATCTACCGCAAGCAGTACGAGCTTCGGCGCCTGAGCGGCATCCCCTCCCACATCCCCGGGCCGGTCGTCGCAGCCCACCTCCGCCTCCTCATCGACAGCGGCCACACCATCCGCGGCATCTCCCGGGAAGCCGCCGTGTCCGAGCGGGCCATCAACTACATCCTCAACGGCCAGAAGAAGGTCACCCGCCCCAAGGCTCTCGCCCTGCTCACCGTCCGCCCTCTCAACGAGGCGCCGCGCGTCGACCCGACCGGCACCATCCGACGCATCCAAGCCCTCGCCGCCATCGGCTGGCCGATCGTCTGGACCGCCGAGCACACCGGCTTCCACCCTTCCTACCTGTTCAACATCATCGCCGGTCGCGTCCACACGATCCCCCGGCACGTGGCGGACCGATTTACCGCCATCTACCGGGAGTACAGCCACCAGGCCGGACCTTCCGTCTTCACGCGCAGCGTCGCCCGCCGCAACAACTGGCACGGGCCGCTCTCCTGGGACTGCATTGACGACCCCAACGAGCAGCCCGAGCAGGCTGAACCCTACGAGCCGGCCACCAAGTACGAGCGCGACCCGGACAAGCGGGCCGAGATCGAGCACCTGTACCTGCTCGGTGAGTCCGTCCCGTCGATCGCCAAGCAGCTCGGCAACAACGAGAAGTACATCAGCGACCAGCTCAGCGACATCCTCCGCCAGCGCGCGCGGCGGGCCAAGCAGAAGACGACCAAGGAAGGATTGGAGGTGGCCGCCTGATGTCGCGCCCGTCCAAGAAGTTGCCCCGCACGGCCACGCATCGGCCGGCCGTCAAGCGGCGTCGGTTCCGTCACGACGAGTACGTCGCGGTGGACTTGTTCTCCGGCTTCGGCGGTCTGACCGAAGGCATCAGGCGCGCCGGATTCACGACGATCATGGCCGCGAACCACAACGAGTACAAAGTCCAGGTCCACGAGGCCAACCACTCCTACGCCGAACACTGGATCGCCGACCTCGTCGACCCCGAAGCCTCCGACTACCACTCGGTGCGCGACCTCCCCCCGGCCGATCTGCTGGTAGCCGGCGTCAGCTGTGTCAACCACTCGCAGGCCAACACGCTCAAGGCCTACGCGCAGGGCCTGACCCTGTTCGGGATGGACGACCCGGAGTACGAGGCCAGGGTCACCCGCTCGGAGCGAGACCGCGCCACAGCGAACTGCGTCCTGCACTACGCACAGACGCACCGGCCGCGGATGATCCTCGTCGAGTGCACGACCGAGCTGCAGTCGTGGGGCCCGCTCCTGCCGGGCAGCAAGAAGATTGGCGACGGCACCACGTACCGGTGGTGGCTCAAGCAGTTCGACCTGCTTGGCTACAACGTCAAGGTCCTGTTCCTGAACTCCCAGTTCTTCGGTGTTCCGCAGTCCCGGAACCGCGGCTACTGGGTGTTCGTCGACAAGTCCCTGCCCATGCCGGACCTCGAGCACCGGCCCGTGTCCCGGTGCCACCGGTGCGACAAGGATGTGGAAGCGGTTTGGACCTGGCGCACTGGGATCCCGCCGACCGGGAAAGTCGCCTACGGCGAACAGTACGAGTACCGGTGCCCGTCCTGCCGCACCGCGGTCGTCCCGCCCATGACCCCGTCGATCACCGCGCTTGACCTAACCGACCTCGGCACACGCATCGGTGATCGGCCGATCAAGACGTTCAAGGACGGCCACCGGGGCCAGTTCGCCGCGTCGACGACCGCTCGCATCGAACGCTGCCGCCAGAAGTTCGCCGACTTCCCGGCCATTCTCATGCCCGCCAAGGGTGTGCACGGTTCGGAACGGCTGCTGTTGCAGCCGATGGCAACACAGACCAGCCAGCAGGAGACGGCGATCCTGTCGACCGGCCAGGGGCTGTGGAACGAACCAGCGCTCGCGCTCGCCGTCGACAACTACCAGGGCGCACCGCGCGGCGCCGGTGAGCCGCTGCCCACACAGGTCGGCTCCGAGACGCTCGCGCTGGTGACCTCTGGGGTCATCCCGTACCGCAAGCACACCGTGCCCGCGGTGCACGCGGAGCCGATGCCGACGTTCACCTCCGAGCAGATCCCCGGACTGCTCACCGCGGCCGGCTGGTTCAAGCAGAACGGCTCCACGGGGACCGAGACCGCCGCCCACCCCGTGACCGATCCGCTCGGCACGCTCACGTCCCGGGACACGACGGCACTCCTCACCGCCGCCTGGGGCCCCGTGCTGTCGCAGATGCCGTTCGAAGAGTGCTTCTACCGAATGATGGCCGCCCACGAGATCGGCCGCGGCTGTGGATTCGACGTCGACTTCCGCGACTACACCGGCACCTTCATCGTCTGGGGCACCGCCCGTGACCAGGTCGACGGCTTCGGTAACGCCGTCAGTCCGCAGGTCGGCACCTGGATCGGGGACAGGCTGCGGGCCGTCCTCCACAGCCCCCAGGACCGCGACACGACGGCTCTCGCCGCGTGACCGCCGTGCCGTGCCGGCCGCGCAACCGGCCCTGACCAGCAGCACACCAGCCACCACCAGCTGTAGCCGCAACACCGAGAAGAGGCAGACGTGAGGATCCGGCACACCAGGCTGACAAGGGACTTCCTCCAAGTCCCCAACGCCACCGTGCGCGACGACCGCCTGAGCCACATGGCGCGCGGCATCCTCGTCGAGCTGCTCAGCCGGCCCGACGGCTGGGAGGCCACCGCCGACGACATGTGGCGCGCCTCGGTCGCCAAGCACGGCAAGAACAGCCCCGGCCGACGGGCCTTCCGGGCCGCCTTCGCCGAACTCAAGGAACACGGCTACCTGACCGCGAACCGAGAGCTCCTGGAGGGCGGCAGGTACGGCACCGTCCTGACCCTCGCCAACATTTCCGCAGTTCAGCCCGACGTACCACCGTGTGGTACGTCGGAGCGACCTGGACAAACGGACGTTTCCGCAGGTGGGACCGACGTACCACACGGTGGTACGTCGGAGGGCTCCACCGACGTGCCACATGCTGGTACGTCGGAGCGACCTGCGGAAACAGGTGAAAGCGCAGATGGCACCGACGTGCCACACGCTGGCACCCCGGAGCGACCTGCGGAAACAGGCATCCGCGCAGTTCGCACCGACGTACCACACGCTGGTACGTCTCTTAAAGAACACGGTGAGAACACTAGGAAGAACACTTCATCTACAGGTGACGCCTCCGTCCGCGAGATCAGCAGCAAGAAGACGGACCACCACCTCGCCGCCTTCGGTGCCTTCTGGAGCAACTACCCGAAGAAGAAAGACCGCGAGGAAGCCAAGAAGGCGTGGATCGCGGCCATCGAGCGCGGCGTAGAGCCGAAGCGCATCGTCGACGCCGCCCAGGCCTACGCCCGCGAGCGTGCTGGCAAAGACCCCCAGTACACGAAGTTCCCGGCCAACTGGCTGAACAAGGGCTGCTACGACGACGAGCCCGACTTGCCTCCACTCCGCGCTGTTTCCGGCGGCTGGACCGCACCGAACCGCCCTCACCCCGCCACCGGCGCTTCCGCACCCGCGCCCACCGCTGAGGACTACGAGAAAGCGAAGCCCTTCTGATGACGACCGCCGACGAACGGCGAGCCCGCTACGACGCCGGACAGGCCGCAGCCCGCGCCGAGATCCGCGGCCAGAGCCTCGACCGCTACCTCACCCGCCGGCCCGCCGCCTTCGCGGTCGACGGCCCCACCCACCCCGACGTCAGCCAGTGGATCAACTCCTACCTCGACGGCTCCCGTGCCTCGCTGTTGCTGCTCGGCACGCCCGGCACCGGCAAGACCTGGCACCTGTGGAAGATCGGCGAGACGTTGATCCGCCGCGGCTGGTTCGGCCGCTACTACCTCGTCAGCGACTTCGAGTTCAAGGCCGCCGCTGACCGGCCGGCCAACCTCGACAAGCTGCAGGCCTGGCGTGAGGCCCCGCTCGTCGCCCTCGACGACCTCGGCGCCACCCAGCTGTACCCGTGGACCGTCGACGCCATCGCCCAACTCATCGACGTCCGCTGGCAGAACCAGCTGCCCACGCTGATCTCCACCAACTTGCCGACGCTTGAGCCGCTCGGCCCCCGCACGACATCCCGCTTTGCCGACGGCGGATCCACCTTCATCAAGTTCACCGGCACCGACTTCAGGAAGGCCTCATGAGCCACGACTTCGACGAGCCGCTCGCCGACAAGGGTGCGCCCCCGCCGTTCGACCTTGACGCCGAACGCGCCGTCCTCGGCGCGATGATCCTCTCTGACCGGGCAGTCGACGAGGTCGTCGAGATCCTCAATCCCGAGCACTTCTTCCGCCCCGGCCACGAAACGATCTACCGGGCGCTCGTCGACCTTCACAACGAAGGAGCCGCACACGACGAGATCGCCCTCATCAACCGGCTTGAAAAGAACGGCGACCTGACCCGCTGCGGCGGCAACGGATACCCGTTCACCCTCGTCCAGGCCGTCCCCACGGTCGGCCACGCCGAGTACTACGCCGGCGTCGTCCGTGAGAAAGCCGTCCTGCGGAGAATCCTTGCCGCCAGCAACGGCATGGCCAGCGACGTCAACAGCCGGGAGCACTCGCCCGACGAGGTCATCCAGCGCGCCTACGACACCCTCGAAGGACTCGCCGCCCTCACCGACACTGGCGACGAAGACCTCTCCATCGGCACCGACATCATGGACACCGTCGCCGAGGTCGTCGACATCCGGGAGCACGGGCCCAAGGAGGGCCTGAAGACCGGCTTCACCGACTTCGACTCCCTCACTGGTGGCCTGCTGCCTGGCCAGTTCGTCCTCATCGCAGCACGGCCCGCCATGGGAAAGTCCGTTCTCGCCGGCGACTTCGCCCGCTACGCCGCCATCCGCAATGACATCCCGACCCTGTTCTTCTCCCTTGAGATGGGCCGCAAGGAGCTCGAGAAGCGGTTCCTGTCGGCTCAGGCCGCCTATCCGCTGCACTGGATGAAGAGCAAAGGCCCCCTCGACGACGCGAAGATCCTCAAGCTGGTCGAGGCCGGCAAGGACATGCAGAACTCGCCGCTGTTCATCGTTCCGGACACCGGTGTCACCCTCGCCAAGATCCGCTCGCACTGCCGTCGCGTCCAGCGCCAGCACGGCCTCGGCCTCGTCGTCATCGACTACCTGCAGCTGATGAGCGGCGAGAACCTCGGCCGCAACGACAACCGGCAGCAGGAAGTGTCCCGGATCAGCCGTGGCCTCAAGACCCTCGCCATGGACCTGCAGGTGCCCGTCGTCGCCCTCTCGCAGCTCAACCGCGGGCCTGAACAGCGGCAGGACAAGAAGCCGATGGTCTCCGACCTGCGCGAGTCCGGATCTCTCGAGCAGGACGCCGACATCGTCATCCTCCTCCACCGCGAGGACGCCTACGAGAAGGAAACCCCGCGTGCCGGCGAGGCCGACCTGATCGTCGCCAAGCACCGCAACGGGCCCACCGCCACCATCACCGTCGCCTTCCAGGGGCACTTCGCCCGCTTCGTCGACATGGCCCAGACCTAACCGAGAGGAGAACCACCGTGCACTACCTCGACACCTGCGACCGCTGCCTCACCGCGGACAGCCCCGCCATACAGCCCGCCAAGGTCACCCCCAGCGGGCCCGGCTCCGTCCTCGCCACCTACCGCTGCCCCAACTGCGGCGCCATCTGGACCTGCGGGTGGAGTGCCCAGGACGACGAAGCCGCCTGATCCCCGCCCCCGTCACCACCACCCACCACACCCAACCCGAAGGACACCGACATGCAGCAGCACGACCACGAGCCCGCCCAGTTCTACTGGGACGCCGAGACCGAGCACTGCCCCCACAAGCCGATCCCCGAGCGCTACACCGACGCCTGGGACCAGTGGATGTGCAACCACCAGCCCTACGACGACGGCATCCTCTGCCTGTCCGCGCCCGCCGGGACCGCCTGCCCGGCCTGCTCCGCCGAGCACGGCGACATGGTGCCGTGGGACCGCTGCGAGGGCCGTGACCACGTCCGCCCCGCCCGCGGCATCACCCCGACCCCCGAGCCCGAGCACCAGCCGGTGCAGGTGTGGGTCGGCGGACTGGAGTGCCTGGAGCGGGAGTGCGACGAGTACTTCACCGACGACGGCGACGAGATCCCCGGCCTGGAGGTCTGCTCCCACATCCGTGAGGAGACGTCGTGCTCCTGCCGCCGTATCGGCCCCGGCGAGTACTCGGTGGAGCCCTGCCCGGCCGTGACCGCCGCCTCCGCCTGACCGCCCCGCCCGTCCCGTCCCGTCACACCGCCTAGGAGCCCGTCCATGACCACCAGCCAGTCCCTCACCGCCGACCAGTTCCGCCGCACCCTCGAAGACGAGGTCGTCAACGAGATCACCAGCCAGGCCGACAGCATCGCCCGCGACGTCATCACCGCCGTCTGGAACGCCGTCGACAACCAGATCGGCGCCTACCGCGACGACGCCCGCGAAGCCGACCAGGCCCGCGGCCACTACAAGCGCAGCGCCGACCACATCGCCGCCAAGCGGGACCTCGCCGAGTCCGTGCTCAACGAGTGGGAGTCCGGCCGCCTGCTGCCCGACCAGGCGCTGCGGATGATCCGGTCCGCGCTCGCCGTCGGCGACGTGAAGACCCACGACCAGCTCCGCACCGCCCCCACCGCCTGATCACCCCGAAGGAGCCCGCCATGACCCAGCCCACCAGCCAGCCCCTCGACCTCGACGCGATCGAAGCCCGCGCAGCAGCCGCCACGCCCGGACCCTGGTGCACCGACAGTTGGGAGATCTACCAGGACAGCGAGTACCAGCCTGGGATCTCCTTCTGGATCGGCGAGACCTGCCGGGCCGACGAGGAGAACGACGGGCGCGCCGACGCCGAGTTCGTGGCCCACGCCCGGACCGACGTGCCCGCCATGGCCGCCGAGATCCGCCGCCTCCGCGCCGAACTCGCCGCCGTCACCGCCCTGTGCGACGAGCAGGACATGGCAGCCCGCATGTTCGAACTGCCCACCCCCGAGTGGGTCACCGCCGTCCGCCGTGCTGCCGCCGCGCCTGCCGCCGCCCGGCCGTGACCAGCAGCCACCACACACCGAACGGAGACCGCACGTGACCGCAGCCACCGCCGTAGCCCACGGCTACACCATGCGCGACCTCGACGCATTCGCCCGCGCCGTCGTCATGAACAACCGCACCTGGTGGCCCGCCGGCGACCGCGACGACCTCTACTCCGCCGCTTGGCACGGCATCGTCGAACACCTCTGCACCACCGACGAACCGCCCAGCCGACGCGACCTGCTGGAGGCCGGACGCCAAGCCCTGGCCCAGGACGTGAAGGCCACGATGCGACACCACGGAGCCCGCACCGACGGCCGCAACAACGGCGCCCGCTACGCCATGTACTGGGAATGGGCCGGTCGCGCAGTGCCCAGCGCGGAGGCCGGGATCGTCGAACGCATCGCCCTGGCACAGATCCTGGCCGCGCTCACCCCACGCCAGCGCGAAGCGTTCACGGCGCTCGCCTCGACGGCCGACTACCTCGACGCGGCCCGCCTGCTCGACATCGAGGCCCAGACATTCCGGTCGCTGCTCGGCCGTGCGCGGGGAGCGTTCCGCGGTCTATGGCACGAAGGCGAAGCACCGTCAGCGCACTGGGGCTGCGACCGGCGGGCCGGTGCCGTGCGCGGCACGGTCGGCAAGGGCGAGTCGGCCGTTGCCAACCTGCGCCGCCGTCAACGCGCCGCCGAGAAGAAATCCGCCGCATGACCACCCGCACAGCAGAGCCCGGGCGCGCCGTTACCGCGCCCGGGCCGGCTCCAGCCTCCCACACCACGACCGACCGCCCGCACCAGCCACAGGAGTGACCGTGAACGAACCGACCGCCGTCGACCGCATCCCGATCGGCCACAGCGTCAACTACGCCGTGCGCGGCCTGCCCGAGATTGCAGACGAGTACAACGCCGAACGCACCATCGACCCCATCGAGATCACCCTCGCCTACCGGGCCGCCCCGGATAGCCACCTCGGCCGCATCTCGGCCTACGTGAAGGGCTGGTGGATGCAGGACGGCAAGCGCGTCCCGATGGACAAGCCCGTCGGCCGCTGGCTCTACGGCGACACGGAGGCCTGGCCGGAGTGGCTGGCGGAGGAGGCGCGGCTGCACGACCCGGACGCCGCCGCTCCTGCCGGCCCGGCGCCCGCCACCGAGGGGGACGCCGAGGCCGAGCCTCCGCTGAGCCCGTTCTACGAGCACCCCGAGTGCGGCTTTCACTGGCACGGCCGCGACGGCATGGACATCCCGATGCGGGACGGCGAGCCCGTGTGCCCGCGCTGCGAGCTGCGCAGTGTCGAGAAGCGACTCGCCCACTTCGAGCGCCGCTGCATCGAACTCCGCGAGGAGTCCCTGCGGCGCGGCAAGAACGTCCTGGAACACAGCGAGAAGAACCGCGCCCTGGAACGTGAGATCGACGGAGTGCGCCGACAGTTGGGTGCCGAGATCCTGCGAGCCAACCACGCTGAGGCCGAGCTGCGTCGTCTGGCTGGCGAGGCGCAGGCCGTCGCGTGCCCGCACGGCTGCGACACCACCCACTGCCCCTGCCTCGCCTGCGAAGCCGACCAGCCCGCCCGCGAGGCGCGGCAGGACCCGGCACAGAACGGCACTTGCGGCGCGCGTGAGCCTGAGCCGCGTACCGGCACCAGCCCGTGCGTCCTGCCCGCTGGACACGGCGGGACGCGGCATCGGGACAAGTGGACCAACCAGTGGCCCATCGACCTCGTGGCGGGGTCCGGCCAGCCCGAGACGGAAGCCCGCTGCCCCGAAGCCGTATGGACCCCCACCCCGCACCCACCGCACACCTGGAACCAAAGCCCGACCCACCCGCAGCGGCCCTGCCCCGGCGTACCCGAGGCGGACGGCCAGCCCGAGACGGAGTGAACCCGCCGGGGCCGCGCACCCTGCGTGGCCCCGTGGAGGCCGTCAGCGCCCGCCTGACGGCCTCACAGGCGCTCGCGCGGCCCACCGCCGTCAAACCCCGCAGGAGCCACCCGATGACCCGTCCCACCACCCGCGCCCCGAAACCCAACCAGCACGAGCGCGCCCAACGCGAAGCCGTCATCGACAACCTGCTCGGCCGGGCCCTCCGCGGCGTACTCACCATCCCTGAAGCCGCCGTTCTCGCCGACTACTGGCGAGCCCACCGACGCAACGCCGACCAGACCCGACTCTCCCTCGGCCACACCACACGAACCCTCGAACGCCACCGTGCCGCCGCCGACGCCGAAATCCAGCGACTCGAGGAACGCATCGCGGAACTGACCAAGCAGCAGGAGGCAGCAGTATGACCGAGCACCCCGACCTCCAGCGGTACCGGGACTGGCTCGCCAACGAGCACAACAAGGCCGTCCGCGCCGACCAGGCCGGCGACGTCCCGCCCGAACTGCGGATCAGCCCGCACAACGGCATCGCCGCCGGACTCGCCATCGCCCTGCACGGACTCGACCGCATACTCGGCGCCCTCGAGCACGCCGCTGGCCCGAGCACCGCCGAATGCGCCGCCGCTGACCGGCGATGGCCGCTCGAGAAGGAGGGGCAGTGATGGCGACGGTCCGCTACGCCCCACCCTGCCCGAAGGCGGAGGAGCACACCCCGCACCCCGAGCGGCAGTTCGCCCACGAGCGGTGGGCCGAACAGATGCTCCGCACACACACCCAAACCCGCTGTCCCGGCTGCGGCCTGTGGACAATCTGGGTCCGCCGGCCTAACGCCCCCGACCTGCCGCCCATCGAGTACCGGCTCGACCACGACGACTGCGGCTGCTGCGACGGCGACCCACAGTGCGACTGCGAGTACCACCAGGACCAGCAGTGACCGCCGACCAGCTCACCCTCGGCGACTGCGAGCCCGAGTGGGCCGACGTCCTCGCCGCCGCCGAGTTGCACGACCCGGTCGACCCACGCTGGCGCGACCTCCGCCACCAGGGCCTCACCCCGCAGCAGTACGCGCGCATCGTCGACGTGACCGTCGTCGGCGACTACCTGTAAGCCCGCACCAAGGAGCACCGATGTCCGCCTGCACCGTCTGCCTCCGCGACCTGTACGAGCACGAGCTCGGCCACCAAGCCTGCCGCCCCTGTACCGACCGGGTCGACCTGCACCTGCGCGCTCTCGCCGGCACCGACGGGCTGTACGCCCGCCTCGCCGACTCACTCCACCC